GTATGGTCAGGGATAGTTTTAAAAACCAAAGGGAGAAAACTAATAAGGAGAACTAATGGTTGATAAAGTAGAAGTTCCTGCTGAGGAATCAAAAGAAACACAAGAATACATAGATGAAATGTCTAAGAAAGCAGATGATGCCAGTAACATTGAAACAACTGAGCCTACACCTAGTACAGAACCTCAGAAAGATGAATTAATTTTAGGTAAGTTTAAATCTCAAGAAGATTTAATTAAATCTTATCAAGAGTTAGAAAGAAAACAATCTGAGCTTTCTAAACCAAAAGAAGAAGAAGCAACTAAAGAAGATAAACCTTTAGAAGCCGATACAAAAGTTAATTTTGATTTTTCATCTGCTCAAAAAGAGTTTGATGAAAATGGTGAGCTGAGCCAAAATACTATTGATGCTTTAGAGAAAGCAGGATTACCTAAATCTTATATAGATAATTATATAGCAGGTTTAGATGCTGTTGCTCAACAGTTTGAACAACAAGCTTATCAAAGCACAGATGGCGAAGAAAACTATAAACAAATGACTGATTGGGTAACTCAAAATTTACCTGAAAGTGAAATAAAACAATTTAACGATAACATTAGTAAAGATAATGAAACAGCTTTATTTACTATTAAAGGTATGTATGCTCGTTTCCAATCTGAAACTAAAGAACCTAGTTTAACTACAGGCACCAACGCACAGCAATCAGGTTCCGCTTATGAAAGTGTGGCCCAAATGAAAGCTGATATGTCTAATCCTAAATATGCTACAGATAGTGCATTTAGAAAAATGGTAGCCGATAAAATATCTAGATCAAAAGTTATCTAACAAAATTCTAAGGATAAATTGCTGTCCTAGAATAGCAAGTAAAAGTAAGACTTAACCCGTCTGAGGACGGACAATTCTGAAACTGAAATTACTACGCTTTATTAGCAACAACCTATAATAACATAAGGAGATATATATAATGTCAAATTATACTGTATCAAACATAGGTCAGAATGCTGGTGCTGGTAGTACAACTGCAAGCTTTTTAAAAGTATTTGCAGGCGAAGTTATTACTGCTTTTGAAACAGCAAACTCGACTTTAGACAAACACATGGTGAGAACTATCTCATCAGGTAAGTCGGCTCAATTTCCAATCGTAGGTAAAGCGTCAGCTTCATACCACACAGCAGGAAATGAGATCACAGGTGGTTCAATCACTCACAATGAAAGAACAATCTCTATTGAAAATCTTTTAATAGCACCAATCTTTATTGCAAAGATTGATGAGGCTATGGCACATTATGATGTCAGATCCATCTATTCAAAAGAGCTAGGTAGAGCACTTGCAAACCAAATGGATAAGCACGTTTACCAAAACATTCTACTTAACAGTAGAGAGTCAGCGGCTTCTCCACAAGCGGCAGGTCAACAAATTACTGATGCTGACTTTGCAACTTCTGCATCTTCTGCGGCGGCTACTATTTTTAGTGCGGCTCAGAAATTAGATGAAAATGATGTACCAGCAGATGACAGATATTGTGCTGTTTCACCTGCGGTATACTACAATCTAATCCAAGCAACTACTGTTATAAACAGAGATTGGGGTGGAAGTGGTTCTTACTCTGATGGTAAAGTTTTAAAAGTTGCAGGTATAAATATTGTACCTACAAACAACTTGCCATCTACAAACATTACTACTGGAACTGATGCAGGTTCATCTACAAATTTTGCAGGTGACTTCTCAAACACAGTTGGTGTTGTTTGGCAGAAAAATGCAGTTGGAACAGTTAAGTTAATGGATTTAAGTACAGAAATGGACTACCAAATCCAAAGACAAGGAACATTGATGGTAGCAAAATATGCTATGGGTCATGCTCCATTGAACCCAATCTGTTCAATTGAAATCAAAACTGCGTAATTAATTACGTTGTTTTCTTGGGAGGCGAGGTTAACACAGACAACTCGCCTCTCATTCAATCTTTAATTAAAAAATTTATTTATGACAACTACAGTAACAACTAAACTTGAAGCAATTAATGTAATGCTTACAGCGATAGGAGAAAGTCCTGTTAACACAATTACATCTTCAACAACTACTGATGTGTCTATTGCAATTCAAATATTAGATAATGTATCTAGAGAAGTTCAAAGTGTTGGTTGGCATTTTAATAGTGATAAAAATTATAAGCTAGTTAAAAACACAGCAGGAGAAATTGAATTACCATCAAACTGTTTAAGAGTTGATAACTCAAGTAAAGATGCTGATTTAGATTTAGTAGAAAGAGCAAGAAAACTTTGGGATAGAGAAAACCATACTTATATTATTAATAAAGATGTTAGAGTTGATATTACTTGGTTTTTAGATTTTATAGAATTACCTGAAACAGCTAGAAGATACATAACAATTAGAGCCGCTAGAATATTTCAAGATAGAATGTTAGCCTCTGAAACATTACACGCTTTTCATCAAGTTGATGAACTACAAGCTTTATCTTCATTAAAAGAACATGAGGGAGATACTAGAGATCACAGCATCTTTGATAACTATAGCACTTATAGAGTTATAGACAGGGACAATTATCAACCTGCTAAAACCACAATTACAGATGAATAATGAGTGCAAGATTAATTTCAAATTCAATTCCAAATTTATTGAATGGAGTTTCTCAACAACCTGATACTGTAAAGTTACCTAATCAAGCAACTATTCAAGAAAATGGTCTTTCAGATATTATTACAGGTTTAGGTAAAAGACCACCTACTGAACATATAGCAAAATTAAATAATGATACTTTAGAAAATTCTAAGGTACATATTATTAATAGAGATGCTAATGAACAGTATGCAGTATTAGTTAATAATCAAAGTATAAAAGTTTATGATTTAGATGGCACTGCTAAAACTGTAGTGACACCAGATGGATTGTCTTATTTAACTTCTAGTGATCCACAAAAAGATTTTAATTTAGTAACTGTTGCTGATTATACATTTATAGTTAATAGAACTATTCAAACGGCTAAATCAGGAACAACAGCTACAGCTAGACCAGATGAAGCAATATTTTATGTTAAAAATGGTCAATACAAAACGACTTATGAAATTGATATTGATGGTTCTAATGTTGCTAGTTATACAACTTTAGATAATTCATCATCAGCTAATGCTAGTTCAATTACAACAGATAATATAGCAACTGAATTATATAATGATTTAGTATCTAATTTATCAGGTTATACAATTAATAGAGATGGTTCTATTATCTATGTTTCAAAAACATCAGGAACATTCACAGCAAGTGTATCAGATGGTTTAGGTGGTGATGGTTTAATTTTAGTTAAAGATAAAACAAACTCGTTTGCTGACTTACCATACAAAGGCTACACAGGTTTTGTTGTAGAAATTGTTGGAGATGGTGGTACTGAATTTGATAACTATTTTGTTGAGTGGGACGGAGACGCTTGGACAGAAACAGTTAAAGATGGTTTAGATAATTCTTTTGATGTTTCAACTATGCCACATCTTTTAATTAGAACAGCAGATGGAAATTTTAGATTTTGCAAAGCTGATGGTTCAACTTACACGGTTAGTGGTACAGATTATGAGGAACCAAACTTTGCCTCACGAACAGTAGGAGACGAGACTACAAGTCCTGATCCTACTTTCGTGGGAAGAAAAATAAATGATATATTCTTTTATAGAAATAGACTTGGGTTTTTATCAGATGAGAATGTAATATTTTCTAAAGCAGGTAAATTCTTTACGTTCTGGGCAACTACAGTAACTACAGCTATTGATGATGATATGATTGACCTTGCGGTTAGTCACAATAAAGTTTCTATATTAAAGTATGCTGTACCTTTTAATGAACAATTAGTTTTATTTTCTGATCAATCTCAGTTTACACTAGATGCTGAAGAAATATTATCAGCAAAAACAGTATCTATTAATCAAACAACTGAATACGAAATTGATGATAGTGCAAAGCCTATAGGTCTTGGACAAAACATTTATTTTAGTATTTCTAGAGGTAGTTTTGCAGGTGTTAGAGAATACTATGTTAATACTGATACAGATGTAAAAGATGCTTTAGATACTACAGTTAATTTACCAAGATATATCACGGGTACATTAACAGCTTTAAAAGGTTCTTCAGCAGAAAACACTTTGTTTGGTTTTGCTTCAGGAGAAAGAAATTCTTTATTTGTTTATAAGTATTATTTTGATACAGGAAGTAAAGCTCTACAACGATCTTGGTCAAAATATAAGTTTGCTACTACAGATATAATTTTAGATGGAGACTGTATTCAAAACTATTTGTACTTTGTAATTAAAAGAAATGATGGAACTTATTTAGAAAAGATGAACCTTAAAACAAATGAGGTTGATACAGATTTAGATTTTACAGTTTTGTTAGATAGAAAAACTACACTAACAGGATCTTATGATTCAGCTACAAACAAAACAACATTTACATTACCTTATGAAGAAACAAATAGTATGGAAGTTGTTTTAGGTGGAGCTTGGTCTACTACTCAAAAAGGAAGAAATATACCAATAACAAGCACTACAAATACTACTTTAGTTGTAGATAATGATTATTCAGCTAATCCTGTTATTGTTGGTAGAAAATATACATTCAAATATCAGTTTCCTACTTTTTATGTAAGAGAGCAAAAAACTACAGGAAACTCTACTTCAGTTAATACAGGAAGATTACAACTAAAGAATATGAGTATCATCTTCGGTGACACGGGTTTCTTTGAAGTTAATCTAACACCATTAGCTAGAAGTACATCAATTTATAAATTTACAGGGCAAGTATTAGGTTCGAGCACATTTACTATTGGTCAGCCTAATTTAGAAAGTGGAACTTTTAAGTTTCCAATACAATGTAAAAACACAGATACAGTTATATTCATATCTTCCGATAGTTACTTACCATGTAACTTTTTATCGGCAGAGTGGGAGGGAGTATTCTCTGTTCTTTCTCAACGAATAGTAACTTAATGAAAATAGATGAAATAGAAACTACAAGTAAACATATAAAACAATTAGCAAAAGATTTAAGACCAGAAGATGAAAGAGAAATAATTTCTAAAACTGGAACTACAAATCTTCAAAAGACTTTACTTAAAGGTTTTACAATGACTGATTATTGTAGATCTTTTTTTGTAGATGATGAAATTGCAGGTATATATGGAGTGGTTGCATCACTAGATGATAAAAACATTGGATCACCATTTTTACTTTGTACCCCTAAAATTAAAAAGATTAAAATTAAATTTTTAAGAGAGTGTAAAAAAAGAGTACAGGAAATGTCAGATAAGTTTCCTGTGTTATTTAACTACATAGATAGTCGGAATAAACTTCATTTAACTTGGCTTAAATGGTGTGGGTTTCAAATCATTAATGAAAAGAAATTTAATGATGTTTTATTCTATGGATTTTTAAAGGAGAAAAATAAATAATATGTGTACCCCAGAAGCGTATATAGCGGCAAGAGTATTACAAGGTTATACGCAGTATCAATCCGATAAAGCACAAGCTAAAACTATTAATCAAAATGCTGTATCAAAAGCAGAAAGATTAAGAGAAGAAGCTATATACACTGATAACTCTTTAATTAGACAAAAAGAATTAGAAGAAGATAAAACAATAGATCAAAAACTAGCTATTAAAGAACAAGAGTTAAAAACTTCTGGTACTGCTAGAACTCAATTCTTTGAAAATGGGTTAGGTGGTAATTTATATAATACTGTACTTGGAGATATAGCTAGACAAGCAGGTAAAGAAATAAATACAGTAGATATGAATTATGAGAATAAACTAAGATCCATAGCTACTGACAGATTAGCTTACAACAGAAGATACACTAATCAAATTTTAAGTTTACCTAGAGCATACAAACCTAGTTTCATGACTTATGCAATTTCAACTACTGTTGATATAGCGGGTATGTATATGGCTAATCAGGCACCTTCTACACCAAATACAGGAACAAACCAAATGACAACAGATCAATTTAAGGCATTTAGAAACTAATGGCTAAAATAAATACAGATTTAGGTATTAATGTAAGTTTGCAAAACGCACCTACACCTAATCCTATAATGAATGTAGCTGAAGAAAGAATTGTAGGTAAAGATAAATTTGAAGCTCTTGCTGACACACTTGCACAAATTAATCCTACTATAAAACAATTAGCTGATAATAAATTAAAACAAGAAAACGAAAAGTCTTTTGAAGAAGGTCAAGCTAAAATTAATGGAATGACTTTAGATGAAGCTCGTAAAGCTCATAAAGATGGTTTCCCTGATATATTTAATGGTTGGGCTAGATATGGGGCCTACAAACAGTATGCAAATAACTCTGTAGATAATTTTGTTCAAGATTTTAAAAATGATTATTGGACAAGAAGAAATGAACCTAATTATAATTGGCAGGATCACTATAATGAATTTAGTCAAAGTTATTTAGCTGATAAACAAGGTGATGAGTTTTTTAATTCAGCTTACAATCAAGGTACTACTGAATTAAGAAAATGGCTAAACGTAAAAGAGTTTGAAAAACAACAAGAAGATTTACAATACAAAGTAATAGGTAATACTTCTTTATCTATACAAAACTTACCTACTAAAGTTGAAGAACAATTAGAAATAGCTTTTTATGAAGCTAACCCACCTATGACTTTAGGTAAAGATTACCAAGAAAAGAAAGCTAAATTTTTCCA